CTCCAGGCCGGCTTGCTATGAACAACAAGGACATCGTGGCGAAGCGGGGTCACCCCAGTCAAACCGGCAAAGTAAGACTCCAAAGCGACCTGTTCTTCAACCGAGACTCCGAAAAGGCGCTCCATGAGCAGCCTAGTACGCATTCCCGGCGCAGGGAACAATAGCTTTGACTCGTCACGAATGGCAAGAAGAAGCTGTTCCCTGTCCCACAAACTCATACCACGTGGACCAGACTTTTGAACCCAACCTCGTAACCAGAAACAAACTTTCCTAGTCACGCGCAACCCGTATTGGGCAAGTGCCTGGATGATTGGACACCCAGGATACTGGTGGGCCAGTGATAGAGCCTTGCACCTGAGCAGCATCAGGTTTTTCTTACTACTGCATTGTTTGTAGCACCCATATGTCCAACCAAACCCTGCCACCGCACTGATTGGATCAGTCACGTTGGCCAGTTCCTCGGGGTCGAACAAGAGCCCACAAAATGAAGCGTCACTTAGATTGGTGTGCGTCTCGATCTTGATAACAAGACCCAGGCTGGCGAAATCAACGGACGTGGGGAATGAATCAGCCACGAACAGGCCGTCATCCCCTTCTACCACACCGTCGACATTCTTAATGCCCAACTCCTCGCAAAGAAACAGGGCGAACATCAAGTTCGAAAACCCATTCCCAAGTGAGGTGCACATCTCTCCAGACATACGGCAACCCGGCACTCGCGCCGTGAAGCCATTGAAGTGACACTGCTGCACGCCTCCAATTACGTCCCTGCACAACTTCATGAATTGATCGTGGTCCGGAATCTGCGACGTCATGTAATCATACAGTTCGAACTCGACTGCATTCATGAGAGACGGCACAAACAACGACTCGAACGACGTATAATCAGTTGCGAAGTACAATGCTCCTATACGCTGGATACGGTCACGGATATACCGCGGCCGATCGGCGACAGGGACGTGTTTTATAAAGTGGGGATTCTTGAAGACTTCATGCTCGATCGCTTTGAATATAGGGCCCACGGCGCACTTGAACTCGTCCGTCCGTGAATTAATGCCCCGAGCATGCTTAAACTCCTCATACATCTCGTCCTTGATGAACGACTTGCAGGCAAAATGGGAATAGAGAAGGTGGTACATACTACCTACCTTCTCCCACTTCACACGGAGTTGTTGTTTCCTCCACTCTGGGTAATTCGTCTGAGACAGCCAGGTCTCAAGACTCAGATCGGCGTCCGGGGCCAGTGGCACTAAATGCTTCCTGACCCACCCACGGACGAACTTCTTCAAGCGCTTCATGCGGCCCTTATCAGCCACAGGAGGTGCGAAAGCAAATCTCTTCCGCACCCCGGCGATCGCGGTATCCCGGTCAAACAAGTCGGGGTGTGGCAGAACAGAGCCGTCAACATGGCAACCAAGACTCACTAAGACAGGCGGTCGTCTCGTCGGATCCGACCTATACCCACTCATAGTTATCCTGGTGCCTTCCTTGACCGGCCCTATCGCTGCCAACGGTACTTCCC